AACCGAAGCATCTCATAGAAATCCGTTCCCCCCTCTCAGAGGAACAAAGCCTAATCAACCCCAATCATCACCAGTCACAGAAACTGAATGTAGTACTCCCAGATGGCGCTATAACAGACACGTCACCACCAGGTACCATTTTCAATCCTTGTTTACCCATGACCCACGATGCACCTGGACCTAAATATATATCAGCTGAAGTAGCGCTATTATTCGTTCCAATCGCTACATTGATCGGATTCGCAGTGCCAGTATTCTGGATCATGAGATAATTGCGCCCCTCAATTCCCACGATATCATTCGCCCCCACTACCTGAGTTGACGACCCACTAGCCGTACCATGAATAGTGCAAACTGCAAAAGCTGGACATACATAGAATAATGTCAAAGCCAGTATCGCTAAAGTCACCTGCCAGGAACGCCAGTTCATAATTGCCTTGCCTCAAATTCAGTGGTATATCCACTCGCGCGTTCAAGCCGATGACGCGACGACATAACCAGCCATTGTGCCGAGAATATCCCAAACCCAGTAATATCAACATTTACACCAGACTGAATCACCGGATCACCAACAACTTCGATTTTTGCAGTTACCTCCGCCATATTCGCACCATGAAGTGCGGCCGTCGCAGCTAATTGCGCCTGCTGATGACTCTCCAACCGGCTCACAATCTTGCGCGTTTCTACTACCGGCGAGTCCATATCTGTATCGCTGCCCGAAATTAACGTCTTCTGATCTGGATTCAAATAACTTGCATTCGCTTTTTGATAGAGTCCAGCACTCTTGAGTGTAAACGTAAAAGATTTACAGTTCGTTCGATCAATCGTAGCTACTGGTAATTGTGCTTCAAGCTGCGTTCGAGAGTAAAAAATAATCTTATTACCACGTACAGAGAAATCATAATTGTATTTCCACGATAGCCGATGCAAGAAATGAAGATCGTCTTCGTGGTGTTGTGTTACTCGCTGTGTAGTGAAATTAATATTTTCCGGCGCACCAACAAGTATCAAACCATCCCGCTGTGCGATTACGTTCGCAACATCGAGGAGCGTTTGTGCACCTTCGTATCCCACACTACGCTTCGTTCTCAACCCCTCCGTAACACCAGCTGCGATACACTTGAGATGGAAAGTGTCCGGTGGCCCCTTAAGTTCAAGCTCATCAACTTGAAAGGTCCCACAATCGAGCATATTCCCCTGATAACCAATCTGAGCAACGACCATATCACCACGAGTCGGTACCCATGGCCCCTGCCATTTCTTCAACCGATCTGAGAAAGTAAACTCCAGCTCATCACTATGGTCCTGCTCTTTATCCGTGTATTCGAGCATCGTAACCATATCCGCAACACTACCAGTAACATTCACTCCCGAATAACTTAGAAACCAGGTCGGCGACAGTACTGGATATGTAATTGCACCCGCCACTTATCTCTTCCATGGTGGTAAATCTGTTGGCGTACCCGGTATCGCTTCATTTACAGTCAATATCGGAATACCAATCATTAAACCAGCCTCAAATACCGCTTCAATCGGAATCTGTGGATTTGTCTGTATTATCGGCCCGAACAACGTTGCATCACCGTAGAATTGCCAAGCAAGCAAGTCCCAACGATCTCCGGTCTTAGTCGTATAGGGAATGAAAAGTTGCTGAGCCATCTAGTATCTCGTGCTTTGCTATATCAGCTAAATATTGAAGACGAGTAGCCGCTACTCTATCTCGAATAACTATCTGTCTAAACTCCGTACATTCACAGCCTGGTGTATGACAAGGACCATCATCAATATGCCCATCATCACACGGCGATTTAGCAAAAAAGCTGGCCGGATAAGCATGAAAACATACGCACAGCCAAGGAAATCTCATTATCCCGCCCTCACATGATTAAATGGCGACCTAACACGCAACCATTTACAGTACCACTGATGCCATATAACCACTCCAACTTCTCTACGAATTATTGTCTCATGGCAATATCTACAACACCAAAGCAATTTTCCTGGCTTGTAAAGCATCAACCTGCCCTCACAATTACGCTTACCGGTACACTAGCCGGATTACCTGGTGTCAAACCCAACGATCCTAATCCAACTAAAGCGCTCACACCCGCCGCTGCATATGACGTCACTGCATAAGTCACCCCTGGGGGTACACCAATATTGCTAAGGCTAACAATTGCACTAGCTGGCAGCGGATTAGACGTACTAACCGGCGCTGCAGAACCCAGAGGCGCTGGAGGACTAGGGATTATGAGTATATTCCTAACGATCCCGGGAGGCGGGGACGGTAGAGGGGGGATCACCGTCGTATCCGCCCCCAGGACCCACTCTCGCAGTTTTACCCGCGCAGAGATATCAATCAGGCTTCCGTCATCGGCCTGAGACCGAAAAGTCTCTTCAATTGACTCAATGACGTAATATCCACGAAAAATACCATTACCCCAGACTAGCGCCATTGCCTGATGAGCCGCTGCAGCAACATAAAGCTGACGCATTGCAGTCTGAGGATTGGTAAATTGAACGTTTAATCCAAACTCTAAGTTAAGCTCTTGCAGATCGTTAGCTAACCATTGGAGTAAGGGAGGCGCCTCGACAACGTCGTGTTTGGCAAAGCTATACGCCGTATTACTACCAAACTGCTCCGGTGCGTTTGATAAACTAAATACGATATTGCCTAGCGCCGCGTACATCTCATTCAGTCTCACCTAACGCTACGACAACGGCGTAAAGTACCTGCCATGCAAAAGCTGGATCAATACGTAAGTCGGGAATCCGACGCGATTCCGCCATCTCATGCGTAATCAGTCCCAACTTCTCCAATCCAGCTTGATACACTTCCTCTATCACCATTACCGCAACTCCAGCCGATGACGACGACGAAGAGAATCTTCGATAATTCTTACAATCTCATCTGCATGTCGACGTGGATCCAATGTCTCCGGAGTAACACCACCAAAAGTCGGCCGATAATTTACATGGATTGTAATAGCGCCGTGATTAATTGTCGAATTCGCCGTTGAACTCGTTCCCGGCGCTAATACCGGTGCTAGTGTCGGCTGTAAAGTCGGAACAGCATGAGGTATCGATGGCACCGGCATCAGTTGAAGAGTCCGGACAGCCTGAGATATCGTTGATTCTCCCTTCTCGGCAAATCCATATCGTGCACGTAAAGTATCATCTGTCAAATGCACAGCCATCTGCATCGCCATCTGTGACGCAGCATGCACAGCAGGCGCCGCCTTTGTATGCGTAGCGAGTTCTTCACCCAAACGAAAATTCAATACAGCATCACGTAGTGGCCCATACTCTGGTGGTGAATGAAAATGAAAGAAGCCGCCAATCTTCTCTGCTACATGCTCCGCTGCCTTAAACGGCCACTCTAATCCAGCTAAAATACCCTCCCCAAGGCTACGCATCATGCCAAAACCCATAGACTTGAACCAAGTCAGCGCACCACTAAAGATTCGCTTAACACCACCCCAGATATCAGCAAAAAAAGTTGGAACCGCACTCCAGCGATCATAAACCTCATAAGCTGCGGCCGCAAATAAAGCAATTAGGCCAATAGGCCCAAGTATGACACCAGATAAAATCGTAAATGCACCTGCTAGCGTAATTAGCGTACCACCCATAATCGACAAGACTGGAAGGAGTAATCCAAGCTTCAACCCAAGTTGAGCGATAGCTGGATGCGCATCACCAAACTGTACAAAATAACCGATAACAGTCTTTAACATTCCCGCAAGACTACCAATAGCATCCCCTACGCTCTTCATAGCACTTGAAATCTCTGGCGTATGTGCCGTAGTCCATGTCACCAGCTCTCCAATAGACGCAGTAAGTGACTTAACCCCAGTAATAGCAGTCGGTAATAAAGCCGTGCCAACAGTCTCCATCAACACAGACAACGAATTCTTCAGAATCTCTATTTGTTCATCAGCACCAGCCAGCCGCGTCTTTGCACCTTCTGCCGCTGCACCAAAACTATTACTCCAATCAGTTCTAATTGATGCAGTTGTATTAATATTTGCAAGTAACGTCTGCATAGCAACTAAGCTACGCGCTGAAAAACCCGCAGCAATCATGCTAGCATTTGCAGCAGAGGGTGATAGCTTCGACAAATACTCTTGATAAGCTTTCAGCGATGCTGCTAGATCTAACTTTCCCTCCGCATTCAGCTTTTGAAAAGGTCTCAGACGTCCCTTAGTCCCACCTTTCTCAAATTCAATAATAACATTACGGAGTTCCGTACCAGCCTGACCACCGATCTGCATATTCTGACTAAGAACAGCAACATCAGCAGCCGTCTCAGCCATACTCAAACCTGCATTCTTAGCAACTGGTGCGACGAATTTTAAAGCATCCGTAATCTCGGTAATGTTCTTAAATGCGTACTTAGTTTGTAACAATGCAAGTGAATCAGCTAAAGAATCAACACTAATATGGTAGATATTGTGCAAACCCGTTAAGGTCCGCGTCGTATCTCCCAAAGCAGCTTGCGCTTCCTCTGCATTACTCGTCGAAACAGTAACCAGATTCGTCGCCGCTACCATAGCATCTAAGGCATCTTTATGCGCTTGCTCGGCGCTTGTACCTGCTAACGCATTAGAACGCGCAATATAATAAGCACCCGCTAAGTCTTTTGTACTAATAACCCCGTGTAGCGCTGTTTTTTCACTAACTTCCTGAAGTTCATTTAAATGTGCTTGGGTCAAAGCGCCATCAGACATCGCCGTTTTCACATGTGCTAGCGCACCAGAATATTCGGCGCCGGCATCAACCAATTTTTTTATTGCATATAAGCCGGCTAAGCCCGGAGCGGCGAACTCCGCACCAGCCACAATCATATCCTTACCGGATTTTCTTAGATGCTCCCCCGCCTCGGATATTTTATGCGCTGCCCCAGCCGCCGAGGAAGCTATTTTATTAAAGTTACCACCAACCTTACTGAAGACCCCTGATGCCTCGTCAAAGGCCTTGATAACTATTTCAACTACATTAGCCACTTATTCGTTCTATCGCTCTGCGTTCCTCTTCGTTGTAGGCGTTCGCTGCCTGAATCCAAAAATGGATTTGCTCTAACGTCATTTCTGCAAGTTCACCCCACCGGAAACCGAAATGGATGAGTCCGGCGAGGGTGGCTGGGAAGGGAGTTGAGATGCTCCCATCAAAATCGGCATCAACACATAAACATCAAGTGGAGCAAGCCGATTAACCATCAATTCATAGGGCATCGGAATACCATCAATTTCACATAACTGCGCTGCAAGCGCAACTACAGCCGCCATCTGATTCATCCATCCCCCCGGCGGAAGAACATTCGCCGCAGCGACTATATCAGCTGCTGTAGGCTTACGTAGAATCACACATTTCGAGCCATCCACAAGATCCACAGTCCGATACGGATGCGCACGCTGTGCCTCAAGTGGATCTGGTATAACACCAGGTATACTTAGCCCATTTTCCATAACTACCCCCTCTCTCTCAGGTTACGACGCACCAATATTGGCCCTAAATTGCGCGTTTTGGTCAACACCATTCACCAAATAGATATTCGAGAAAGCATCATAAGCAAGAACAGTCACGCCAGCGATAATATATGAGCATGAATAAACGACAAGCGTTGACGGAAAATCCACTCGCTCATGCTGCTTAAAATTAAGCGGTCCGCCGTCCTTAAATTGCCCAACCATGGTACCAACAAAGGGCAACTGCGCAATGCGACCCGACGAAGTAAACTGCTCAATACTCGCCAGGATGGTAAAAACATTCGACTGAAATATACCCATCACTGCAAGTACTTCCGAAAAAACCGACATCCACTTAAACTTAGCTTCCAACTTATCGATACCAACCGGAATCTCGACCGTACCCATCAAACCTAAGGATTTATGATCAACCATCTTGGCTTTAGGCCATGCAAGCTCTATTTCTTCTGCTCGACCTAACAGCGATATACCATTGATATACACGTTCGCGTTAAACACGCCGGATGCATTAATAAGGGCCATACACTTTTTTCCTTAAGCCGTCTGCGCTGCGCCAGTCAGCTGTACAAGCTGGCTAGTATCGACCATAACATTAAAAGTCAGCCGCTCCGCTGGTATTGCCGGCATACAATCAATAGCAAAAACTAATTGCCCATTAGCAATCTGAGCTGGCGGATTATCTACCGGATTAAATACTACCGTTGGTGTTCCAATCAACGCTCCCCTACCAACCAGCGTCTTCAAGAAACTATCTATACTTGCCAAGATGCTGGCAATGAGACCATTCGTAATCGGCTGATCAAGAAACTGCATCATGGAAAACTGTACACTCTGCTCGATTCCATCCATGATACGGCGTACTGAGATAAAATTCTGCGGTATAGTATAGATTGGGAAAGACGCGCTGCGATTGCCCCAAATCCGATAACCAGTACCAAAAGCCTGAAACGTCGTAACGATACCTTGGCTATTCAGCGTATTGCTATCGTTTGAGCTATCGATAATACTAGAATAAATCGCTACGTCGGGACCAAGTACACCATTAACTTGCGTATTCGATGGCCCCCACCAATAACCAAGTTGTGCGTCTTTGTATGACTGCGCACCAGCTACATAAGGAGAAAACGGCCCAGCATGATTAGTATTCGCAGGGTTCTGAATCGCGGCGCCGGTTGCTGGATTGATGCTCACTCCAATCGGATTGATACCGCCATCCGCAAACAACACCTCCGGACCACAAAGAATCGCGCGAAAATCAGCAGTATTCCACGAATTACCGCTAGCACCACGATTCGAGAGCATTGTTGCTGGCGACGTTCCCGCCGGACAATCAATAAAATAGACTGCACGCAACACCGCAGCCAGTGTCGCCATACCCGATGCTACAGTCGCATCCTGAGAACCCACTGTCTGCCCAATCGCAACGTAATTACCAAAACTCGGCGCGATAAGTAATTTAGGGAAAAATCCCATCAAACCATAAGCAAGCTTCCAATTCTGCATCCCGGTATAAACGTTTGCAGTGACAGTACCCACCAAATCAGAATCCGCAAGCTTAGATGGATCAGCGTAATTGCAAGTAATTTTCAAACTCTGACCAGTCGTCATCAGACTTCCAGTCAAGGCAGTAACGACACCATTAACTCTATCCACGGAGAAATCAGCACCTTCAACATAGGTAACTGTAACTCCGCTATTCGTAATTTTGATCGTCGACAGCCCCATGTGCCCAACGTTAATCGCCTGAATACCAGCAGCCGGAAAAGCAAAGACTCCAGCTGTAATCGTCGTGAAATGTAAATGCTGGTCGAAGACATTAACGACGATTGCTTGTCCAGCATTCTGCTGAAAAATCTGGTTAAGCGCGTAGGGGATAGTAAAGCCCTGAATCATCGGGCCAAAAATACCTGCCTGTCCAGGCGCTAACGAATTCGGATTCGAGCCAGAAATCAGCACTGGCATCTGGAGATTTGGAATCGGCCCTAAAGCAATTAACGTCCAGGTAATAGTACCTGTAGCAGTAGCAATCGTATCGGCAGTCGTCAGACCAACCGTAGTCGCCCAAGTCGGCGCCGTAAGCTTACTAACTGCCGCTTTTCCAATGGCAACTAATGTCCACGTTACCGTACCATCAACCGGTGACGCTGTACCTAGCGTAGTCGCCCAAACTGGAGGAGCACCACCTGACGTTCCTGCCGTAGTACAGCGCTGCGTATTGCCATTAGAATCAACAATCAAGTTCCCGGAAACATAAGCCGTAGTTAGCACCCAGACTGGCAACGTAATCGCAGTTGCTTGCTGAATATTGCCATTCGCATCAATGCACATTTGCCCAGCAGCAGCACCTAAAGCAATCAACGTCCAAGTCACCGTACCATCAGTGGTTGTTGCATTAAGCGAACGCGCCCAATTCGGCGCCGATGTACCAGTCGTACCCGCTGTGGTGCATTTCTGTGTGTTACCGTTGGAATCGAGCAGTAGATTACCAACTACTTCAACTGTCGATGCACTCCAAGCTGGCGCAGCCTGTACCAGCCACGACGGATCCCATAACGGAATCGCACCAGGAACAGCAAACAAAGGAGCAGAACCAACAATACCGAGGACGGCCGATCCAAGTACATTGATCGGATTACCGCCAATATTAGTCTCGAATATCTCGACCTAGTACTCATCACGGCTTTCACCGCAACATCGACTATATCTTCAGAGCTGTTATCTAACGCTCTGTCCCGCACTCGTGGAGCTTTCTTCTCAGTGAGATTACTTACCCTAGTCTGTGAACCTTCGACCCGTCGCCTGGCCGCTTGGCTGCTGATTGTCCAATCCGATGGCTTTTTGAACTATCACGCTCACGATTACTCGTCACGTTGTAGTGTCATCGGCTCTATAGGAGATTCCAGCAATTCACGGGATTTAACCACGGCGCCGATTATTCACCGTGCAAAAACCCTGGTCCGGGCACGCTCTAAACTCCTTCCCCTCTCAACTGATTGACATGAACTTCTTGAATATGTTAAGCTCATTAGCTATGGGCATAATGCACATAGCTCCGAAAATGGTTTTTGGTCGCCTCACCACAGTCAAGTTCGCATTCTATCGCAATAATAAGCAATACTGGGAATGTCTATGCTCCTGCGGAAACAATCACACCACAGATATCTATAGCCTCTCCAATGCAAGTACGCAATCCTGTGGCTGCCTCCAACGAGAACGTGCTGGCGCTGCAAACACCATCCACGGCGCAAGTGCTGGTTATCGCGTAAATCGCCTTTATCGAATCTGGTCCCATATGAGACAACGTTGCACTAATCCAAACGACACCTGGTTTTGTAATTACGGCGCGCGAGGTGTCCGCGTTTGTCCGGAATGGGACAACTATCCCACCTTCCGCGATTGGGCACTCCAAAACGGTTATCGCGATAATCTCACAATCGAGCGCAAAGAACGCGCTGGCAATTACGAACCTAACAATTGTTGCTGGATTCCCAAAGGTCAACAATCCAGCAATACAAACCGCAACATCCGGATCACAGCTTGGGGCGAAACTAAACTCTTGAAACGCTGGAGCGAAGACCCACGATGCTCGGTCAGTTATATAAGCATCCGCAAACGCATCAAAAAAGGGTGGACGCCAGAGCGCGCTATTTCCGAGCCTAACCCTCACGCTGTTCCAATCTTCACTTCAAAATAACTAATTTCACACAACTGCACTTGTAAAACTACGCGACCATCAAAATCAATGCATGTGATTCTGCTATCTCCACAAACGCAGCGATCAATATTCTCTAACGTCAGCTTCGCGCCATTGAGAAAATAGACGTCCAACATGCTCAATCTTCCACCACTTTATGGCAGGTTAAATCGAAGTATTTCCAATAATTAACTGAATAATCCTGAGCCGCCGTCCACCTGATAGAGACTGACCAATGGTTTTCATCCTCTTGCTCAAGTTCTTCCCATGAAACAACATACGGAGCCTAATATGTTTTCCGCATATGCGCTAACGCAGTCTCAATGCTCACAGCCAAAAAATCTACTCCGCGATTTGTGTATTCACCGGATTCTACAACCCAAATCAACATAATCAGTTTAGCTTCACCACCGGCTGCGAAAATATCGGCTCGTGTTCGTTATTCTCAAACATTTCTGATGCGCCATCCAGTATAGCCTTAATCTGCCCCTGACAGCATATATTTGTCGTCGTTTGCAACGGACAAGCACCAGGTGCATGGCTATCCGGTTCATGAGGCGGAATCATGAGCAAAATCCAACTGGCGCCTTCAGGCACAATCCGATGAATCACTTGCCCAATATCAACAAGTTCATTCTCAGTCAATTTATTCACTTGGATACCGCACCTGACTCAACACCTGCTCACAAGGACCCTCAATATTGATTGCCATCTGCTCTACGCTAACTTTTGGATTATTATAGCTGTTATGCATTGCCATGTTTACCAAGACAAACAGCTCATGCTTACTCATCACCGGTGGAGCTGGCGGCGTTGGTGTTGGCGTAGGAACTGGTGTTGGCCCTATAGGACCAGCCAAGGAAAACATTAACAACGTACCAATAGGAGTTCCCAAACCCGTACAAGCATCCCAGCCAGGTCCCGCCTTATAAGCTCCATTATCCCCACTAATGACATCAACGAAATCAGTAATATATTTATAAAAGCTCCCCGGCATTGATCCGAGCTTCGGTCCAAAAGCTGCAAATAACCCAGCATACAGAGGTGACACTGCACTAGTTCCACCTACGACCTGCATCGCGCCTTGCACATAAACCTCGTCACCGGTATTTGGATCAGCATTGGCTGCACAATCCGGAACACCACGACCCAGCTTAGCAACAGGCGGAGTGACCCCTATATCTTTCTGATAGACGGGCAACGCGAACAACGTCGAAAATCCGCCACCAGTCCCTTCCCCATTCGATTGTCCAGGATTATTATTCCAGACGACTTCCGGGCCCCCTTGCGGTTTAGACGTGCCACCACATCCTACGAAATAAGCGCTCGAAGCAGGATAATCGACGTTAGCTGCATTCGGACCACCATCTGACGAATCGTTATCGCCTGAAGCCGCAAACATCACCATGCCAGCTGCTTGAGCCGACTGCGCCGCTGCTTCAGTTGCCGCAATATCACTTGGTGCCCAATTCGCTTCATCAGCTCCCCATGAACACGAGAACACCGCACAGCCATCTTTAGCCGCTGCAACAATCGCTGCCGCAATGGTCTGCGCCCAATAAACTCGAATATTTGCCGGCTGCCCAGTCGCAACATAATAAGCCGCCGCAGCCACTTGAATATCAAGTGCTACTTCGAAATCCGCACCTTGCGGATCCGGCGAATAGACATTCGTTGTCCCATCAACGGAAACATCAACAATCGATGGCATTGGCTGCCCAATCGATTGAAAATAAGCTGCCATATCACTAGCAACCCATCCACCACCAAGCTCAACAATTGCAATAACTCCACCGCCAGGGGCGCCAGTCGGCCACCGATAGGCTTTACAAAGTGCAGGTATAGACCACGGTTGATCAACTGCAACATGCGGATGTTTAATATACGGATGAACCGTATGTTCAGTCTTTGATTCTTTCTTCATAGCCCCTCATACAGTTATTCGCGCATAAGCTTCACGCCAACGCGCTACGTAACTTGGATTCCGTTTACCCTCAATAAAAACTGCTGCTTCTCCTAAATTCCAAGCAGTTATAATCAAATCACGTTGCTCTTCTGACGCGTTGCCCCATTTATGTGCGTAGAGATACGCTGCGCATGCCTTAATCTGCGCTGTAGTCCAGCTATCAAGCACATGCGGCTGAAACCGATTCTTGAGACAGCCATAATAACGTAAAAAGGTCGGTGGATGGAGCTGAAGCAAGCCAAAGGCTAAGCCTTCATCACCATGCGCTCTTTCATCCTCACCACTTTCAATGATAGCCAAAGCACGCACAACATCATGAAATTCAGCAGCTGCTAAATAATCGATCATCGCAATGTACCCTGCTTAGTACCTACTAGCCGTAACCTAGTTTTAGGCTGTTTACGCTGACGCACTTTCTGTCCACAAAACACAAAAGTAAGAAACACGCCAAGGACACCACCAACGAACAACGCACCAATATAACAAAGAACAAAAACACTTGCCGGAATCTCGCTCATGACATCGGACCTTGCCCACATTCAATAGAATCTACACCAAAAGGAACATACCACATATCAACCGTCGTACGTCGTGTATCTGATGGCGATGGCGCTATCTGCTGCGGCCGTTTATCGGCCATTAATACACCAGCAGCTGCAAGCCCAGCCATAACCGCATCAACTAACGCTTTCGTGCTGGTATCGTTAACCCTCACATATTCTACTGTGTTATACGGACAATCAACATGAACCTGTGCACAGCTACAAAAAAACAACATTAAAAAAACTAGCGCACCAATCATAGTTTTTGCGCCTTCACCAGCCGCATATAATCAATCACAAGCGGATCATCTGCTGGATACGGCACTATAGCTCCTGGCACGTAATTACCATGGTACACCAACCGCCAACCTTTATTATCGGCTGTCTGAATATAAGCACCCGAACTCACCGTACCCCCAAAAATCTCAACGCTCAACCATAAATCACTACCAAGACTGGGCACTCTATAAACATCTCGATGAACCGAATACAGTACCGAGATAATACCCACACTTGTGACTTCAGGCTCAACCTTAGGCTCAACCTTAGGCTCAAATGCTGATTCTTCCCAGTCCCGTTTCTCTTCTGGACTCATGAATACCACCTATCAGGAATAGCCTCGTAAGCTGCCCTTATTTCCAGATCATTAATATAGTCAAGCAAGGCATAATCTGCATCTATATGACCTTGCTCTCCATCACCACCTGAACGTTGCAAGTTTACAAGTATTTCAAGTAATTCGCCTTTTGTCATCGTTTCCCCCCTTTCGGTGCTACCTCACAGATATGCAGCTTAGTCGCATCATCAAGCAAACCTTGCAGCTCCGTAACTTCTGCTTCGCGTCGCGCCAACGCTTCACGTAAGCCGCATAATTCAATCTCTACTTCATCTAACTTAGTCCATGCTTCAGTCAACGTCGGTGTCCACCAAACCGCATCACGATAATCCTTCACTAAATCACTATCAGCTTCAATCTCCTCATTCGCACCCGGCGTTAATGGCGACCAAATCCCAACACGATAATAATCTCGGCCACGTATCACACACGCAACTACAGCAGCCGGACGACATAAATGTAACGGAACCGGTAAAGAAAACGTCTCAATACTGATCCACAAAGCACACTCCCGATTAACACCGGGAATAGCGTAATATGTCCGGTCACTGTTATAGAGCATAGTCAACGTCGTTTTCATGGAATTATAACAGTACCAGGCAATATATCGCCAAGTGCCTTATACAAAGCTCTTGCAACCTCAATATTTGGCACATCCAAGACAAGCTCCCCTGCTACTATAGGCGCGTCCGCTAATCGTGGATGCGCAACAGCGAGGTTAGCTCCATTCGCAATCGTGCTCTGTAATGGAATAACAATAGCCGATATTTTAAGACGTGTACGAGCCTGTTGAGTTCCTGGAGCAATATTCTCCTGCTGACAAGATGTAGTAATTACCGTCGTTGGTGTATGAATTTCTCCGTTCTTGACTAATTCCATTATCACCCCTCTAATCATCAATCGGTGCCCGCCATTGCTTGAATAACAACGGCTCTGGGCGCAATCCCCGTTCCTTAGCATAAATCTGCTTCAGCTCTTCAGCAACAGCCGATAACTGATTGCCAACTTCACGATCATTCGGGCTCATGCCATAAAGCCGTTGCCGATATCGCAATAAAAACGTTTTTCTAATTTGATCGTCCATCTTAATTATTTGGCGCAAACGGCACACTCCCACCACTAGCCAACGCAGTCACCACATCCGCATAACCATAAGACACAGCTACCGTAGCGGCAGGTGAAATCGCCCCAGTTGTTATCCGCGTAATAATCCCGTTCACTAGATCCGCCGTGTAATCTATGCCTACCACATAAACCGTAAGGAGATTCTGACTCTTTACAACTAACGCCGAGACGTAACTCTGTCCCAACGTGATAGTTCCCGGCGAGCCGGTAAAAGTAAATAACCCGAATTGTACCTGGAACGTCTGGCCGCCTTCCTCAAGCGCCGTTCCATGTGTGAACAATGGATACTTCGGCGGTTCATACGACTCAACCGACATCGTACGCGTAACGAAGACAATCTCGTAAACCCAAACACCACCTTCCTTATCGCGGTCAACAAATCGCTCTGATTTAGGCATCATCCGCGTACAACCAGTACTCGGTTGAAATCCTATAA